AAAACGGCATCTTGAGCCATAGCGACATTGCCGCCAACTATGGCCGCGATGCTGAGGATACGTTTGCCGCGATTGAGCAGGATAAGAAGATCGCTGAACAGTATGGCCTAAGAATGGCCTACGAGCCGTTCGGAGAGAAGCAGCCGGTCCAAGCTGACATTGATGGAGACGCTGTTGCCGTATAAGCCCACAGACGCGATGAAGACTGAGGCACAGCGCGGCCTCGATTGGCGCAGCGAGCATGGTCGTGGCGGCACAGAGGTCGGCATCGCTCGGGCGCGGGATATTACCAACGGCAAGAATCTGTCGGAAGAAACCGTCAAGAGAATGTATTCATTTTTCAGCCGTCACGAGGTTGATAAGCAAGCCGAGGGCTTCAGCCCCGGTGAAGATGGCTACCCGAGCAATGGTCGCATTGCTTGGGCGCTTTGGGGCGGAGACGCTGGCTATTCGTGGAGCCGCAAGATCGCCAAATCACTGGAAGGAGAGCGCTCTATGCAAGATATAGAGACTTCTGATACTATGCCCCAAGATATTGAGGGTGTAGCTATGGAACATACCGAAGAAATTCAGGCCGATGAAGTCCGCCAGGATGAGGTTTCGGTCGAAGAGCCGCAGGCGGAAGAGCATGAGGCTCGCTTCAGCCGTGAGCAAATGAAGACGCGCTCTATGGGCGCTGAAGCAAAGATCATTGACGAAGAAAAGCGCACCGTTCGCATCGCTGTCAGCAGCGAAGAGCCGGTTGAGCGCTCATTCGGCAAGGAAATTCTGGACCACAGCGCTCGCAGCATTGACCTAGACTTCGCAAGGTCTGGTCGGATGCCGCTCCTGCTGGACCATGACCCGCGCCAGCAAATCGGCGTGGTGGAAAACGTAGAGCTTGATGGCTCGGCGCGGCGTCTCCGCGCGACGGTTCGTTTCGGGAGAAACGGACTGGCCAAAGAGGTCTTCGCTGATGTGATGGACGGTATCCGTTCTAACATCTCTGTTGGCTACGCAGTCAACGCAATGGATCGTGAAGGCAAGGATAGCTACCGGGTCAATTCATGGTCGCCAATGGAGGTATCGGTCGTCTCGATTCCCGCTGACAGGACAGTCGGCGTTGGTCGCGCGGCAGAGACTTCACCCGCAAAACCAGTAACTGAAACTCCCACTATGGAGAGAAAAATGACTGAAGAAGTCAAAATCGACATGGAAGCGGTGAAGGCCGAAGCTGCCCGCACTGCTGCCAAAGAGACTGCCGAGATTTATCGTCTCGCCGCCAAGCACAACAAGCGCGATATGGCTGACGAAGCCCTGCGCGATGGCACCTCGCTTGCTGAGTTCCGTGGCAAGCTGCTCGACGTGATCGGCTCCAAGCCGCTCGACGACAGCAACATCGGCCTCACCAAGAAAGAAGTTCGTCAATTCTCGCTGATGAACGCCGTTCGTGCGATGGCCAACCCCTCGGACCGCAAGGCCCAAGAAGCCGCCGCTTTCGAGTTTGAAGCTGCTGCTGAAGCTGCCCGCCGTGACGGCATTGACCCCCAAGGTCTTTACATCCCGTCCGATGTTCAGCGTTCTTGGAAACTGTCGAAGCGCGATCTGAACACCTCTGACGACAGCGCGATGGTGGCGGAAGCCTACCGTGGCGGTGACTTCATTGATGTCCTTCGCAATGCTTCGTCGGTTATGGCCGCTGGTGCGACCATGCTGACCGGCCTCAAAGGCGATGTCAAAATCCCGCGCAAATCCGCCGCTTCGACCGCTGGCTGGATTTCGTCGGAGGGTGGCGCCGCTGCTGAGAGCGAGCCGACCTTCGGCCAAACCAGCCTTACCCCGAGGACACTTGGGGCATTCACGGACATCACTCGTCTTATGATGATGCAGTCATCCTTGGACATTGAAGCCCTGATCCGCAACGACCTCGCAACTGGTCTTGCTCTGGCTATCGACAACGGCGGCCTGCAAGGTTCGGGTTCGGCTGGTCAGCCGACCGGCATCAAGAACACCTCGGGCATCAATGCTCCGACCGCGTTCGCTGGTGTCAACCCGACCTATGCTGAAGTTGTTGCGATGGAAACCGCTGTTGCTGAAGACAATGCTCTTCTCGGCAACCTGGCCTACATTCTGCCCGCCTCGATGTACGGCGCGCTGAAGACCACCGCGAAAGACAGCGGCTCGGGCCAGTTCGTCGTTGAGCCGGGTGGCACGATCAATGGCTACCGCGCAATCGTGTCGAACCAAGTCACCGCTGGTGACCTCTACTTCGGCAACTTCGCGGATCTGCTCATTGGTATGTATGGTGGCCTCGACATTACTGTCGATCCGTACACCGCCTCGACCAGCGGCACCGTTCGCATCGTCGCTCTGCAAACCTGCGATGTGGCCGTCCGCCACGCTGTCAGCTTTGCAGTCAACAATGACGGCGCGTAATGCTAACTTGGGAGAGCCACAAAGGCTCTCCCTCCCCTGACCGGGAGGGCCAGAAGATGAAACATTATGTCGTACTCAAATCGTGCAATGCAGGCGGCGCCCGCCGCAATGTTGGCGATGTCGTTGAGTTGACCGACAGTGAGGGCAATGCCCTCATCCAGATGCGCCGGGTGTCCGTCGCTGATGCACCGAAGCCGGCTGCGAAGCCTGCCGCCATGAAGAAGTCAAACCGCGCCGTGAAGCTGGAAGACAGTGACGTGGCGCCCTTGGAGACGCGAGAAGAAGATGGCGCTTCCGATAGCGAGTGACCTCGCGGCTATCCTTGATGTAGATGAATTTGCCACTGCGATCACCTATCGCCGCAAAGCAGCAATGGGTGACGCGACCATTTACGGCATCTTCGACAACGAGACAGTCCCCGTCGATATGGGCGGGGCTGTCCCTGTCAGCCAAGAGCAGCCGAGAGTTACTTGCCGCACGGCGGACATCCCATACGTCTCCGAGACGGACGAGATGATTGTCTCTGGTGTTAGGTATATCGTCCGTATGTGGACGCATGATGGCACTGGCGTATCCGTTGTAATGCTGGAGAAGCAATAATGGCTCACGTCCGCAGGCAAGTAAGAGACAAGATGGTGGATGTGCTGAAGGCTGGCGTATCGCTGGTCAATCGGCGCGTCTATGCCTCTCGCATCTATAGCCTGACACAAGACAAGCTGCCCGCTCTTGTCGTGACGACTGTATCGGAGAGCAGCGAGCTTATGAATATGGGTTCGACAAAGAACCTAGATCGTAGCGTCAGCATAAGTGTTGATGTTTACGTCCGAGCTACCGAGACTTTTGATGATGACCTCGATGCGATTTGCGTTCAGGTCGAAGAGGCAATCGGTGGGAATTTCTATCTTGATGGTCTGTCAAAGAATACCGTTTTGACATCCACTGAGGTAGAATTTAGTGGCGAGGCAGAGCAGCCAGCAGGCGTTGCCCGCTTAACGTATGACGTTCGCTATGTTACAAGTGTTGCGGACGTTGAACTGGCCAAATAAGGAGGCTCCTCATGGCTACACACACTGGAAGCGAAGGAACCGTAAAGGTCGGTGCCAACGCTATTGCAGAAATCCGCAGCTTCTCGCTCGAAGAGACGGCGGACACACTTGACGACACCACGATGGGCGACACTGCTCGCACGTTCAAGTCGTCTCTGACTTCGTTCAGCGGTTCGGTTGATGTCCTTTGGGATGAAACCGACAGCAGCGGTCAAGGCGCTCTCACCATCGGCGCTGAAGTCACCCTGAACCTCTACCCCGAAGGCGATTCCGCTGGCGACACTTACCTGTCCGGCACGGCCATCGTCACTGGACGCTCGATTTCGTCGTCGCATGACGGTCTGGTCGAGATGTCCATTTCGGTGCAGGGTTCTGGCGCTCTAACCACTACCACGGTGTAATGGTATGAGCATTGCAAGCCGCATAGCAGCCAAACGGGCTGAACGGGAGCGCGGCTCTGTTGAAGTCGAGGAGTGGGGTGATGATGCCCCACTCCTTCTCTACTTCTCAGAGGTTACGGCACGGGATATTGAGCGCATCCAGCGCAAACATAAAGATTTCCTGTCCATGCCAACCCTTTCAGCAATGGTAGAGACTATTATCCTCAAGGCTGAGGATGAAGCTGGGGAGAAAGTATTTACGTTGGAGGATAAGCCTATTCTGATGGGGGAGACTATCGGAATTATCGCCAAGGTATTCGGTGCTATACTTGGCTCAACTGATGTTGAGGAGCATGAAAAAAACTAAGGGGCGACCCATTCAGAATGAACCTCATTGCCTTGGCTGACAGACTTGGGAAGACCATCGCAGAGATTGAGGAAATTACTCTCGGAGAGTATAATGAATGGGTCGCCTACTTTAAGATCGTAGAGGAGTTGGAGAAAAATGGCTCGAAACGCTGATATGGAGTTTCGCATTGACGCCAACGTCACTGGCATCCCTGCGATACAGGCAGTCCAGAACAAGCTGAGAGGCTTGGAAGGGCAGATGACACGCTCACAACGCGCCGTCAATCAATACGGCGGCAGCGTTAGCGATGCCCAGCGCCGCACTCGGCGCTTTGCAATGGGTGCATTGCAGCAGGCTGGCTTCCAGATCGGTGACTATGCGGTCCAGGTCGCAAACGGCACAAGCAAGATGCAAGCCTTCGGCCAGCAAGGCTCGCAGCTTCTCGGCATATTTGGACCGTTTGGTGCCATCCTTGGTGCTGGCGTGGCAATCTTCTCCGCATTTAGTATTGCCGCGTCCCGAAGTGGTGCAAGCGTTGGCGAATTGGGCGCAGCACTTGGTGTTCTGCAAGAGCCTTTTGCAGCGGTGGCTGGCGCGGTCAAATCAATGGTCGGTAATTTCTCTGGCGCAATGCAGATTATGCTCCAGAATATTGACACCGCATTGATTACGGCTGGTCTTTTTGCGACCTACATGGCCGGCAAATATGTTGCCTCTATAGCAATCGCCACTGCGTCAACAATCACTTTTCAGGGCGCAATGTATGCGATGGGCGTGGCCGTTGCTCGCGTTCAGATGATCTTGGCTAGATTTCTCCCAGCGGCAATAATCATCGGTCTGGGATACTTGATTGAGCGCTTTTTGACGCTGAGAAAGGCTGTTGGCGGATTCGGGGAGGCGTTCAACTTGGTCTGGGAGGTTGTCAAAGAGTTTGGCAACAATGTGAATATCTATATTAATTATATAATCACCCGTTTGGGTGCTTGGTTTGCTCAGTTTAAGGCAGATACGATTGGTGTCTTCGCTGCAATAGCTGAGTGGATTCAGGGGACTTGGATTTCAAACTTGCTAGGATCAGCCGCTGGGGCGGTTAAGGCTTATGCAGCCGCATGGGAATTTATCAAGGAGTTTATCCCGAATGTATTCAGGGAAGCGCTGCGTGGCGCTCTTGAGTTTGTTGATGACGGCCTGAATGCTCTTGTTGGAAAGCTAGATGACCTCCTGCAAAGGGTTGGCATAGATAAATTCGCCGATTTCCAATCTTCTCTGGCTAATACTTTTGTCGGAGAGGCCGCGCAGATTGAGCCTCTTATTGATCGTATCAATAGGGCATTTGCCGAAGGGCAGGAAGCAGGCGCCGCGTTTGTTGGAAACCTATCAACATCACTCAGCGATAGGGCAGCAGAACTGAACGAAGTTGCCAGGATAATGCATAAGAACGCAGATATGTTCTTGGGGTATATTTCCACTGAGAAGTGGGACGCTCTAAAGGCCGCGATTGCATCGGCTACAAGCGAAATAAACCTTTTCGGCGGCGCGGCTGGTGATGCTGGTAAGGCAGCGGCAGACTCGGTAAAGAAGATCGAAGACCGTTTCCAATCGCTGAAGGATAGCATTCGCTCCTCAATGGAGAATGCCTTCATGTCAATGGTTGACGGCACGAAGACCGTGCCGCAAGCGTTCAAGGCAATGGCTACCGAGATAATTAAAGAGCTATATCGCGTCTTGGTAGTGCAGCGACTTGTCGCGCAGATCAGCAGTTTCCTTGGTATGAACCAAGTCTCTGGATCTTGGTTCGGTCCTGGAAGCGGTGCCAACTATGCCCCGCCATCTCGGCCAATCGGTCTTGGCGCAAAGGCAATGGGCGGACCAATCACTGCCGGCAGGCCATACATGGTTGGCGAGCGCGGGCCTGAGTTGATCGTGCCGAGCCGCAATGCCAGCGTCATCCCGAATGACCAACTCTCTGGCGGCGGCGTGACCGTCATCCAGAATAACACTTTCGGCAATGGCGTCAGCCGCGCTGAAATCCAAGCGATGCTGCCGCGCATTGTCGAAACCACCAAGGCCGCTGTCTTCGATGCACAGCGCCGCAGCGTGACAGGAAGAGGCTACGCATGACGACCTACCCGCTAACCCTGCCATCGCACACAGGCATCCGCTCCGTGTCGCTGCGGGCTACAAATGCTGTCGCCTACGACCGCAGCCCATTCACCTTTGCTGGTCAAGCCCAGGCGAGCGCAGGTCAGATGTGGGAAGCGGATGTATCCCTGCCGCCAATGAAGCGGGCGGACGCCGAAGTCTGGATTGCCTGGTTGACAAGCCTGCGCGGACAATACGGCACGTTCCTGATGGGCGATCCTAGCGCAGCCACCGCAAGAGGGACGCTAGGTGGAACGCCGCTCGTTAATGGCGCGAGCCAGACTGGCGCAACCTTGAACATAGATGGAGCCACCGCTGACGTGACGAACTGGCTCCGCGCTGGGGATTACATCCAGCTTGGTGCCGCATCGTCGGCCACTCTGCATAAGGTCTTGGAGGATGTCTCCACTGACGGATCCGGTCAGGCCACCTTGACGCTGTGGCCGCATATACGGACGGCTCCTACTGACAACTCGACTGTCGTCACGTCAAACACGGTCGGCAACTTCCGCTTATCGAGCAACTCATCCGAGTGGTCGATCAGCGAGGCGTCCATCTACGGCATTAACTTCAGCGCGATGGAGGTCGTGTAATGAGCCGCACTATCGACAGCGGCCTACTTGCTGCCCTGACGGCGGCATCGTGCCAGCCGTATTATGCGGTGGAGTTGCAATTCCCGTCTGGAACGGTCAGGCTTTGGACTGGCTACGGAAATAGGACTATCAACTCTCAGACGTTTATAGGGAGCGGTAGCCTGCTCAACATAAGCGGGCTTGAGGAGGTTGCAGACCTAAATTCCGTTGGAGCCACTGTCACTCTGTCCGGCATCTCGTCCACGATCATTTCCGCTGCATTGCAGGAGAATTATCAAGGTCGAGTGGCGAAAGTCTATCTTGGCGAAGCCAGCGTCAACGCGGTCGTTGAGGTCTTCTCCGGCTTCATGGATGTGATGACCATCAACCATGATGCGGATCGTGTAAGCGTTCCTCTGACGATTGAGAGCAAGATGGTCGTCCTACAGCGGGCCAAGATCCGCCGCTATACTGACGAAAATCACAAGCTGCGTTATCCATCAGACACATTCTTCTCTTTTGTGTCCGCCATTCAGGATGTTCAAGTGCCGTGGGGACGCAAGGCCGACTAATAGCATATCTGAATGCCCAGCGCGGGAAGCGATTTGAGCTTGGCGTCCATGATTGCCTGACCTTTACCAACGGGGCTTGGCGGGCGATGCACGGCTCTGGCTATGCTGACGATGTTATGGGTCAATACGCCAGCCTTGGCCGCAAGGATTTTGCGAAGTGGATGTGGGAGAAGTATAACACCACTGACCTTCGCAATGCTCTGACATCCAAGCTCACTCCAGTTGACGGCTTTCCACCGAAGGGTGCGCTTGTTATCTCAAGCATGGCAAGACCGTACTTTACTCGCTATGCTCTGGGTATAGCTTGCGGTGTGACGGCTGTTTTTCTTGGTGGGGAAGATATGATATACATATCTGTGAATGAAGTCGAAGGGGCTTGGCTGTGACGCGAAGAATGCCATTCAATGTGATGCGCCACGCCGATTGGGATGTGGCGCCAAGGCATCCAGAAATTGTGGTGCCTGCCATAGCTTCCGCGTTGGGTGGTTCAACGGCAGCATATATTGCGGCAAACGTGATCTACTACGCGGCAACCACAGCGATCACGTCATACGCGCTGAACGCCCTAGCTGAACAGCAGTTGTCTGCCGCCCAGAACCAAGGCTCACTTCTGAACTTCCGGGGCGCGGCAGAGCCTCATGAGTATGTCTATGGCCGTGTCCGTAAGGGCGGCGTCATAACTTATATGTCTGCAAGCGGAACGCAGAACAAATATCTACATATGATAATTACGCTGGCGGGTTCGCCAGTTGAGAGCATTGGGGATATTTATATCAACGATCAGATCGTCGCGCTCGATGGTAGCGGCTTTGTGACGAGCGATCCTTGGGCCAGCAAGATCAGAATCAAGAAGTATAACGGGACACAGACCACAGCTGACAGTGATCTTGTTTCAGAGACTTCCGGGACAACTGGTTCCGTTGGGTCGAGTTTCGTCGGCAATGGCATTGCATATTTATACGTCCGCTTCGAATATGACGGAGAAATTTTCAGCGGTGGAATCCCCAACATAACAGCAGTTGTGGACGGCAAGAAGGTCGCCAATACCGCTGGCGCTGCTCAAGTCTATCCTGCTTCAGCAAATGCTGCGCTGGTCATCAGGGACTACATCCGGTCTTCGTATGGATTGGATGATACCTCAACTGACGATACATATTTCGCGGCAGCGGCCAACGATTGCGATGATAATATCCCCCTCGCGGTCGGTGGTACGCAAAAGCGTTATACGATCAATGGCGTTGTTCGCTCGGACGTTCCTGTTGGTCAAACCCTGCAAGACCTAGTTAAGTCTTGCAATGGCGCTCTTTTTTACGGTGGGGGCGATTGGAAGCTGAAGGTTGGCGTCTATTCCGCCAGCGTTAAGTCATTTACGCTCGACAACCTACGCAGCAGCATATCGTTGCCGACAAAGGCATCCCGCCGGGACAACTACAATTCCATCACTGGTAAGTTTGTCCACGCCGCCGCTGATTATGTCGAGGCCGACTTTCCGGCGATCACTAGCAGCACATTCTTGGCTGAGGACAACAACATTGAGAATCCGCTCGATGTAAGTTTCACGTTCCTGACTGACCCATATCGCGCCCAGCGCGTTGCCAAGCAGATGCTCTTCCGCAGCCGCGAGCAGATGACGTTTGTGGCAGATTTCGACCTGACCGCGCTTGGCGTTGAAGTCGGTGATATTGTTGACTTGACGATTGCCGAGTACGGCTGGACCAATAAGGAATTTGAGGTAGGCTCTTGGTCGCTGACCAGAGGTGACAGCGGTGCAATCCGTATCTCCATGACGCTGCGCGAGACAAGCTCTGCGGCATTCGATTGGGATGCGGAGGAGAGTGAGCTTGCTGCCAACAACACAAACCTCCCAGCCATCAATGAGGTGCCGACAATCGGCGTGTCGCTGTCTCAGGAATACAGAGCAGTCAATCAAAACGTCACCAATGCGATGGTGATTTATGTTACCTCAACCTCATTTGAGCAGATCGACTTTGTTCGCATTCGCTACAAAAAGACAGCAGACGCAAACTATAAAAACTTGGGCCAAGGGCGTCTTCCTGGCGGGGCGCAAGATGTTGCTCGCTTTGAGATTAACGACATTGAAGTTCCGCAGATTGATGAGCCTGCAATCAATTACACAGTGAAGGTTACACCAGTGAATGCGTTTGGCTTCTCTGGCGCTGAAGTCACATCAACCATCAATATGACCGCTGACACCACACCTCCAGCGGCTCCGACAAACTTCGACCACTTGCTGTCTGGCGGCACATTGTTCATGCACTGGGATGCGGTTGCAGATTTGGACCTGTCGCACTATTCGCTGTGGTATTCGTCAAACTCCTCTTCTTCGTTTGGCGATGCCAGCGTTCAGCGCGTGATCTACAAGATTGCTCGTCCAGCAACTAGCGTCACCTATCCTGCTCTGGCTGGCAAATTCTTCCTGACGGCAATCGACAAAACAGGCAACGAAAGCTATACCGCTGCAAGCATTGTGGTCAGCCCATCAGAGCTTCCGCAGCTTGGCGTCTCCGACACAGACACGGAAAGCACCACCTTCTTAGGCACAAAGACAAATCTTACCGCATCTGGCGGTGCCTTGTATATGACTAGCTATACGAGCGCCGGATCTACCGGGACGTATGATTTTTACCACGGTGGTGCTGGTTATTTTGATGTCGGGACATCTCGCACTGTTCGCGCATCTTATAATATCGCACAGACCCGCAAACACGCCTTGGCCTCTGGCGGCTCTATTAACTGGGATGACTTGCCTGGTAACTGGGATACATGGCCGGATAATTGGGATACTTGGACGGATGAAACTGCTGACTTCGCAGACTTTGCGGTTCAGGTTCAATGCAGAGCATCGGAAGACGCCTCAACTTGGGGTAGTTGGTCGGATGCGTCTGGAGAAATTGTTGGGCGATATGTGCAGTTTCGTGCCATATTCTCCAACACAAACGCTAACGTCACGCCATATGTGACAACCCTATCCGCAACAGTGGAGTATTGATATGTCGCAGCATGACATGACTATTACCAACCAGACAGCAAGCGCTGCTAGGACTGACTTGAATAACGCGCTACAGGCGCTGGCATCAACCAGTTCTGGCGGATCTGCGCCTTCACCGACCTTTGCCAATCAACTCTGGTACGACACAACAAACAACATTCTAAAGCAGCGTAATGAAGCAAACTCTGCTTGGTGCAATTTGCTATACATCGACCAGACATCAAACATAGGCCGCATCCTCGATGATACCCAAGTTGTCAATACCAGCGGGACGCAAACCGGCCTTCTTGGCGATCAATCAACAGCTACATGGCAGACTGGAACTGGCACGACGCAAAGCCTTGTGTCCCCTGCGAATGTGAAATCGGCCATTCTGGCATTGGCACCGTCACCTGCTTTAAGCCTGTCCTCCACTCAGGACACTACATCCGGGTCAACTGTAGACTTTACTGGGATACCAAGCACCGCGACAGAGATTAACGTCTACTTCATAAACTTCACTCATACAGGCACGGGCAGAGTGCAGTTGAGAGTTGGTGGCTCTGTTGTGTCTTCTGGATACAACTCATCTTCTGGTACGTCGGGCGCCGAAAGTTCGGCCACAGACGGTATGTTTATCTACAATGATAGTACCACTAGGCCGATTCACGGAATTATGACCTTTATCAAGGCTGCAAGTGATACTTGGGTACAGAGTCATTCACTTGCGTTAGGAGTCGCTGAATGTAACGGTGGTGGTAGCGTCACTGGTATCGGCACAGTTGATGGCATTAGAGTTAAAGCCACAGGAACTTTTTCGGCTGGCAAAATTTCAATAGGCTGGAGATAGGAATGACGCGCAAGCTGGCTTTTCCCAAGCTGTTGATTGGTGCGATCCGCGTCAATCTCGCGTTGTTTACCAAGCCAACTTATAATGATATGATCGCCGTGCATATGCACGCAAACCCTCGGAGGCCACAATGGCAACTTTCAACAAGGTGAACGACTTCGTGAAGAACGCCGTTCACAATATGGACTTGGAGAGCGATCAAGTTGTCGTTGCCTTGTCCAACACCGCGCCCGGCTCAGAAGCCACCAACCCAGCGACTGATGGCAATGGCATCCTCGCCAACGTGACGCAGATCAGCTACGCCAACTGCTCTTCGCGCAACGTGACTACTTCGTCGTCGACGCAAACTGGCGGCACCTACAAGCTCGTCCTCGCTGACATCACCCTGTCGGCTTCTGGCGGCGATGTAGGCCCGTTCCGGTATGTCTACCTTTACAACGATACTGTTGCGACCCCAGTCGATCCGCTGATCGGCTACTATGACTACGGCTTGTCGCTAACACTCAACGATGGCGACAGCTTCACGCTGGACTTTTCCGCCGCCAACGGTGTTCTGCAAATCGCATAAAAGGTGAAATCGGATGGTTACGCTTGCCAACCGTGCCAAAGTTGGCACGACAACCACAGGCACAGGCACGATCACTCTGGGGGCTGCTTCTCAGGGCTTCCAGACGTTTGCCGGCGCTGGCATTACTAACGGGCAGAGCGTTCGATACACCATTGAAGATGGGCAGGCATGGGAAATCGGATCAGGGACGTATTCGTCAACTGGTCCGACCCTAACCCGCTCGCTTGACGAAAGCTCCACAGGATCGCTCCTGAACCTTTCCGGCGGCGCTATTGTCTTCGTGACGGCGGCGGCTGAAGACATCCAGCAGCCGCCCGCTGAAGGGGCTTTTGTTGATGGCGACAAGACGAAACTAGATGGCATTGAGGCAGGTGCTACTGCGGATCAGACTGCTGCTGAAATCCTGACTGCAATCAAGACTGTTGATGGCGCTGGCTCTGGGCTGGATGCTGATACGCTTGATGGCATTGAGGCTTCGTCGTTCTTGCAGGCCAACCAGACCATCACGTTATCTGGCGATGCCACTGGCTCTGGCACTACGTCCATTGTCGTGACGGTGGCTGACGACAGCCATAACCACATCATCTCCAACGTGGACGGGCTACAGACTGCGCTGGATGGTAAATCGGCAACCAGCCACAACCACACGCTCGACAGCCTCTCCAACACGACTATCACCAGCAATACGTCTGGCGAGGTGCTAAAGTGGGATGGCTCTGCTTGGGTGAATAACACGCTGGCAGAGGCGGGTATTCAGCCTGCTGGCAGCTACCTGACGGGCAACCAGACCATCACGCTGTCTGGCGACCTTACTGGCTCCGGCACCACCTCAATCAACGCACAGCTTGCCGCTAACGTGGTTGGAGCCGCCGAGCTGAACGTGACCGGAAATGGCACGACCTCGCAGTATCTCCGCTCTGATGGCGATGGGACGTTCACATGGGCAACGCCCCCTGACACCACGGCCAACCAGACCATCACGCTGTCTGGCGATGCCACTGGCTCTGGCACTACGTCCATTGTTGTTACGGTGGCTGACGACAGTCACAACCATATCATCAGCAACGTGGACGGATTGCAGACTGCGCTGGATGCAAAGCTGAACCTGTCCGGCGGCACTGTCACTGGGACGCTAAACGCAGCCACCTTCAACGCCACCTCCACCACAAACGGTGGCTTCCAAGGTATTGATGCTGACAGTGCGACTAACCCCAGTTTCACATGGTCTGCTGACCTTGATACAGGTATGTATCGCAGCGGCACCAATCAGATTGGCTTTACCACTGGTGGCACTGTTGCCTGCACAATCTCAGGCAGCAACTTCAACGTGGTTGGCGCACTATACGCGCCGACTGTAGACACAAACTCTGTTATCATTGGCGCTGGCGTCACCCTGACAGAAGCCACTGACCGTGCTGACCTTTTGAAGATCACCTCTAGCACAGCGGGTTGGGGCGGCATTCAGATCAGCAACACCTCCAACGAGTTCCTGTGGAGCTTTATGGGTGATGGGACGACTGGCGGTATCTACGACGACCTATCAAATGCGTGGCACATTCAGTTCATTGATGGTGGTGAGACACGCCTTTACCATGCGGGTGCCGAGAAGTTGAACACGACAACTGGTGGCGTTGTGGTTACTGGCGAACTCAGCGCGACCAGCTTAGTAACCTCACAAGTTCTTGCGGCCACTGCTGGCCTGTCATACGGTGCCGTTGGAACGTATGCCTTTCTGATCTACAGGGGCGCTATATCATTGTCGGCCAATACAAATGTCGCAGGGTCAAGCCTGATACCAGGGGGCGCCTACGCCAACACAAGTGTTGCAGATAACTCTGTGGGAAATGCCAACGGGAGCGCAATCGCAACGGGTTCGGGTGCATTAAGTGGGACTTGGAAAGCACTGGGTGCGGTAACTTATGCATCAACCAGCAACTTTACTCGTGGAACTGTATTCGTAAGGATTTCGTGATGAACTATCGCAATGCAAGATACATCGACGCTACCCGCATTGACTGCGAAATTGAGCATCATATCCACGGCTGGATACCCTACACGCTTGATCCGGCAGACACTGATATGACAGTCAACAACGACGATCTTCTCGCCGCTATGGCTGAGAATGGAGATGTGGCTGCATATGTCCCGCCGACACAAGCTGAACTTGATGCCATCGTTGCTTCTCAGGTTCGTGCTGAACGTGAGTTCAAGTTGGTTACAGAGGTTGATGCTATTGCTGGTAATGCCCTTCGTTGGGCTGCATTGACGCCAGAGAAGCAGGTGGAGTGGGCTACCTACCGCCAAGCCCTTCTTGACGTTCCGCAGCAGGCTGGCTTTCCGAACGACATCACTTGGCCGAATAAACCGGAGTAACTTAGTTGCTAGGATTCGCCCCACTCTCAGCCGCACCGCTCGCAGATGACGGCCAGGGCGCTGTCCAGTATGAGCTTGCCTGTGCTGCTGGTTCGTTCAGCGTAAACACGCAGACAGCCGGCCTGCAAATCAACAGAAGGCTTACGGCAGACCATCTGAGCCTTTCCCTTGCGGGGCAATCGGCGGGCAAGAAACTTAGCGAGTCCGCCAGCTTTGCGTCGGTGGTGCTTTCGGGGCAATCCACCACTGAGGGCGTCCTTGAGCGCGTCGATGCAGGCAGCTTTGCGCTTGCTGGGCAGGCCATTACCGAGGGCATCCTGGAGGCGGCAAGCGCTGGCGCATTTGCGCTGGAGGGCCAAGCGGTCAATGAGGCGCTGCTGGAATCAATCAGCAGCGGCAGCTTTGCTCTGAGCGGGCAGGCGGCATACAAGGCAATATCGGAATCTATCAGCCACGGATCAATCGTATTCAACGGCGTTGATATTGCGGAGGCGGTCAGCGAGTCGGCAGATGCAGGCAGCTTCGCCCTTGCCGGGCAGGCGATCACCGAGGGCATCCTAGAGAGCGCTGCGGCGGGTTCGTTCGCTGTGACGGGCCAAGATGCGGCCAAGGGCATATCGAACGTAATCTACCTCGGTTCGTTCGCGGTTAGCGGCCAGTCAGCCGCGAAGTCCGTCTCTGAGAGCGCACAGGTAATCTCCTTCAGCCTTGCCGGCCAAGAAGCCGCCAAAGGCGTGTCTGAGGCTCTTGAGCCAGGGTCTGTGGCGCTCAACGGTCAGGATATAAACGAAGGTGTCCTTGAGGGCATTGACGCTGGCAGCTTTGCGCTAACTGGGAGGGACATAGCCGAGGGTATCTCGGAGCGGCTCGATGATGCAGCATTCAGCCTGACTGGCTTTGGCGCCTCTAAGGGCGTGTCCGATGCGGCTGGCGCTGGTAGCTTTGCACTTGCTGGGCAGGCGATCACTGAGGGCATCCTTGAGGTCGCTGGCGTTGGATACTTCACGATCACGACCAAGCCGGCGACCGAGGATATTGTCGAGCGGGCTGATGCAGGCATCTTCACGCTGAACGGACAAGACATATCCGAGGATCTGGTCGAGCGCATTCAGGCTGGCAGCTTTGTGCTTGCTGGGCAAGCGATCACTGAAGGCATACTGGAGCGCATTGATGCTGGCAGCTTTGTGCTGACTGGCCGCACCGCCCGCCTCTATGTTCCTCGATACGAATACACCACCGCGCAGGCATCCATCACTGTGACAACAGGTCTGCCAAACTCTGTAGAGGCATCTTGGCGGGCAAATAGCGTTACCGTGCATGATCCAAATGAGGTAGAATTGATGGATACATTTACATCTGCTATTCTGCATCAGGAAATGAATGAGGCGGCGTGATGACATTCTACATCAAACAAAACGACACATCCCCGGCCATCCGGGCAACGCTGCGGGATGGCGATGGGGATGTCATCAATCTAGACGGCGCAACGGTGCGCTTCCACATGAGGCCAATCGGATCCACTACGGTCAAAGTGGATGCCGCTGGCACCGTCATCGCCCCAGCGGGCGGCATTGTGCAGTATTCCTGGTCAGAGGAAGACACTGATACAGTCGGCGCATATCAGGCCGAGTTCGAGGTGACATATACCGGCGGCAATGTAGAGACTTTCCCAAATGACGGCTACATCCGCGTTGAGATTACTGACGATATTACTTGATCGCCGCCGGAGAAGACCGAATGGAAGCCCTTGATATGATCCTCCAGTATATCGTCCTGCCCGTTGGCGGTTTTGTGTATATGCTATACTCTAAGGTGCAGGCTCACCACACGGATCTTGAAGTGCTGAAGGCGCAGGCCAACGCAACCAAGGAGGCGCACGACCGCGAGTTCAAGGAGATGCGAGACAACTTCAAGCGTGTCTTCGAAAAACTCGACGGCATTGAAGAGGCGTTGCGGAAGTGAGATACGCTCTGTCATCGGCGCTTATCCTTATGACAGCCTGTGCTGAGATTAACACGCCGACGCCTATATCCTACCCGTCCGTCTGCCTCGGCGATAAGGCCTGCGAGCGCAATCTTGACGCCAAGACGCTGGCTGAGATGGGCTTTCCTGACGCTGGCTTGGCGATGATGTGCGGCAGCAGAAACGTCAGAGAAGCGGTAGGTATGGGATGCGAGTCAGCCTTGCTACTCTACTGATTGCCCTTGCGCTGCCAGTCGCGGCGCAGGACATCACAGGCGACCTCAACACCAACATAGGTGCGGGCGCAAATGTTGACAGCAACAACGTCAGCAATTCAAGCAGCACAACCTACAATGGCCCGCAGGGCGCTCTGAGCAATCCAGTGCCGTCAGCAATGGCTCCGACCATGATGAGCCAGGGCAGTGATAGCTGCCTCATCCCATCGACAAGCGGCATCCAAGTCAGCCTCTTCGGCATAGCCAAGGGCGAGATGGAGCAAGATCCAGCCTGCAACACGCGGAAGAATGCCCGCCTGCTCGGCACTCCGCAGGCTGTCGGCGGGCTTGGCTTGCAAGTCGCTGGCATCAGCGTCCTGTGCCAAGAGCCGAGCGGGCAGGTGTTCAAGGCGATGGCGCTGGCAAATACGCCCTGCCCAATCATGGACGTGGACACGGGCCAGCTTCTGATCGGCAGGGCCGCATACGAGAAGATGCGGGCGAAGCCGTTTATCTATATCCCGTTTTATGCTAATGATATGGCATTCTGGAATACGTTGCTGGCCATCGGAAGGGACTTGGCAGATGTTCAAACGAATGATGATCGGCCTACTTTGTCTGAGCGGTTCAGGTGCAACAGCGCAGGAAGCGACCTATGCCGCACTGGCGGACGCGGCCAACCAGATAATGAACCAGATCAACCTGTCACAGACGCTGGCGGCGGGGGCTAGTTACTACGCAGGCGTCGGCGGCATCGTGGCTGACGGCTCCGTCACGCAGGCAGAAATCGACGCGCAGATGGTTGACGCCTACAACGACGCCTACGCGCTCGTCTTGGAGACAAGCTATTATACGACTCAGATGATGCTGGAGGATCAACATGATGCCGCTATGGACAACCTATCGGCTGCGATTGACAACTTGGTGGACGCAACTCTGGTCTTCGCCACCGTTGGCGCAGTTGCGGAAATGGCTGAAGACGCTGCGGGCGGCTCTCCCGAAGAGCAAATAGAGGCGCAGCAAATCCTTGAGGCGGTGGATATGACCATCGAGCAAGTGGACGTGGACAACTACAACGAGGCGGTCGGGCAGGTCGAGCAATACGCTCAGGAAGCCGCCGCGTATCTCTCGGCCTCGCTCAACACTGGCATCACGTCCGTCACAGACCAGTGGGCTTCAAGCAATAATGTTACCGTCGCGGCCTACACCAGCGTAACTTATGATGCCACGCAAGACCTGCTCTGGATGCACTTCATGAACGACTCGGGCCAAGCAATGTCGGCTGGCTTCCAGGGCTATTTGCAACAGAACTTCAAGACCGCAGAGGAAGTCTACGGGGCTGGCGTGTATTATGGCGGATGACACCGAACTCCGCGTCGGCGGCTACACATTCAAGGCGTCGCATATGCTGTTTGCCGCGCCACTTGTGTCGGGATTGGCTGGCGGCATTTACTACGGCTACGATGTGGTCAACCGCTTCTGGGACACCGAATATGCGGTTGAGGAGGTGCTTGGCGTCGCCAGCCGAGTGCAGGCGCTTGAGCAGACCATTGGCGATAACAATGTCGCCAACCTGCAATCGCAACTCAGCGCAATCAGCACCAACATGGCCACGATCCTTGAGCAGCAGCGGGCGCTATTAGATTTGCGCTCTCAGGTCGAAAAGTCTACGATTATCACGAATAGTATTGGTGATAGGCTAGAACGACTACAGGCTGACATTGATAGCGTCTGGGACGCAATAGATGAACTGGAGAAGCCGCTATGACGAATGAATATGACTTTAACGGTAACGGCGTGATCGACCCAGAGGAGCGGGAGATTATGCTGGAAGACCGCCGCCGCAAGATGGAAGATGCAGACGCCAAGCGTGACGCGCAGCGGCAGATGACGTGGTTCGCCCTGTCTGGCATGGTGCTTTACCCGTTTGCCATTCTGGCGGCATCGCTTTTCGGGCTGTCTGACGCTGCTGGCCTGATCGCAGACATCGCCACCGTCTACGTTGTCGCCGTCTCTGGCGTCACTGCCGCCTACTTCGGCTTCAACGCAATGGAGGCGGGGAAATGATAGCCCTTCTGGGTAGCCTGCTCGGCTTTGGCACTTCCTTTCTACCGCAGGTGTTGGGCTTCTTCCAGCAGCGGCAGGAACACAAAAACAAAATCGAGGAAATGCGGCTGATGGGCGAATTAAAGGCCCAAGGCGTTGATCTTGAACTCAGGGTTTTGGATAAGAAGGCAGAGATAGAAGAAACGAAGGCGATCTACAATTATGCTAACCCTTCTCGCGGATTCGCAGCAGCACTGGCCGCAACTGTCCGACCTGTTATCACCTATCTGTTTTTTGCTCTTTTCATGGCGACAAAGTGGGTCGTCATGGTGAAGGTTATGAGCGAAGGTGGAAACTGGATGGATGCTGTCGATCTGATGTTTGACCCTGAGACAGAGGCGCTGTTCGCCGCAATCATATCGTTCTGGTTCGGCAATCGTGCCGTCAGCAAATTTATGGGAAAGGCATGAAAATGGCTAAGAAGGGACTGGCCCTCAAGTTGCTGCAAGAGAAGATCGGCGTGGCCGCTGACGGAGCTTTCGGCCCGAACACGGCGCGGGCAATCTGCAAGCACTACGGATGGACGCCGGAACGTGGCGCTCACTTGCTCGGCCAAGCCGCGCACGAAAGTGGCGGCTTCCAGATCAGCGAAGAAAATCTGAACTACAAGGCAGAGACGATGTGCCGCGTGTGGCCATCGCGGTTCAAGACCGTAGCGGATGCAGCGCCTTACGCCATGAATCCTCAAGCTCTAGCAGATAAAGTCTACGGCGGGCGGATGGGCAATACCGAGCCTCACGATGGGTCGAAATTTGCTGGCAAGGGCTTCATCCAGTTGACTGGCAAGGATAACGTCCGCGCCTTCGCTCAACATATTGGCCGCGACAGCTTGGTTGACGATCCTTCACCAATCGCCACAGAGTTTGCGATGGAAAGCGCGATATACTTCTTCGAAGCAAACGGGCTGTTTCTGATTGCTGACGAAGGCGTCAATGAAGATACCATTAAACGCATCACAAAGAGGGTGAATGGCGGCTACACTGGCCTAGATGAGCGCAAGCATGAGACGGTCAAGATATATGGCTGGCTTCAGTAGGTCAGCAGGTTGGCAATGCTCGCCGTCTGTAGTTCTTCTGTAAACTCAAACTCGCGTATGCTTAACGTACCCACCGTAATTTCCTCGGTGGGTCTAAGCCACAGCAAGCCCTTGTCCATTGCTACGAAGCAGTAAAACCAAGCGTCAATATCATTGCGCCGGGGCGTGTTGAAATGATACCGCCGCGTGTTCTTGCTGTTGTCTAGGACGGGGCGGGCTGATGTCTTGACCTCGATCGGCACTATCTGGCCCGATGGCAGCTTGCACCATAGATCGGCGCCGTTGCGGTTGACGTGATGCACCTCAACGCCGTTCTGCTCCAGGATGAAGCTGGCCAGAAACTCGCCCTGTCGGCCCGTCGCGTGATTAAGGTGCATGGCGCATCCCTTTGATTTCGCAAAGGTTCGCACAATTCCAGCAGGAAATCAATCATACTAGAATAAGGCATTGGAAGATGCTACCATGCGCCCAACAGAGATAGCTCGGCGGTCATTCTTCCTCCCAAGACGAGCAATCACGCTCCCGCCAAGCTGCCCCCGGCATTAAGTTGCCGGGGGTTCTTCTTTGGTAAGCTCCTCAGCCGCAACCTTGTCCGCTAGGGATGCGATTTCGCCGGCCAAGGCTGAATAGCCGCAAAGATCGACGCTGTTGTCGATGTGGGCGGGGTTGTTCTTGAAGCGGGCTATTTTGAGCAGGCACATCATTATGCAGACATCTTCCGCATAAATCGGCCTGTTGAGGTAAGCCGCCCAGAAGGCCGCGATTGTTGAGAAGCTGTCTTCGGCATCACTGCCGTGAGTAGCTGCTCGATCCTTTGTGATATACAGCTTTGCTGTGTCGAGAATTTCGGAGCGGTTCATTCTTTTCCCCTTTCAATTATTCCGAGGAGGGCTAGGCACTCCTCAATGTCATACTTGCTGGATCCAGTCTGGCGTTTTGCCTCAATCAGCATCACTTCTAACTTCCGGCGCAATCGAAGCATTGCCTCCTTTTGCATAGTTAATCCTCCTTTTGCTTGGCATATCTTTCGTTCTTGACGGCGGCACCTTTCGCGCCACCAACCTTGTATCGCGCGTTATCAGCCGCCGTCTCCATGCGGTTGCCGAACCTCCGTCGCATTAGCTCGCTTTCCTTCTCGGCCAGCTTGGCCAGCGCCTTGGCGTATTGCTCTTCGTAGGTCATTCATCGGTTTCCGCCGTCACTTTAGTGACGAACGTAAGTGCCTCGCTCCCCGGCATAGCCATAAGCACGTCCTCCATCTTGTCTCGGAAGGAGTCAGCCTCTTCCTTTGTGTCAAACGAAAGCACCTCAAGGCGGACTACCCAATAGGTCTGGTTAGTCATGGCCGTGCCTTTGGTCTGATCGACGTGGCTGGCGCTCGGGTGTAGTTACACTGCGCCATAACCTGGACGCCATGCTGCGCGAACCACTCAATGCCAGTCGCCAGCGCCTCTCTGGTGCATTCAACTGGATCGCGGGTGACGAAAGCAATGTCGGCGTGGCCGATTACTGTGTAGACAATGAATGCTAGGAAAGTCATAGCCCTATATCTCCCAATTCAAACAAAGCGGCTTCGCATACCAGCCTGTTTCGCATCATCATAAATTCTCTTTCATGCAGCACTGACGGGCAATGCCTAGTTGCCCATCTGTAGGCATCGAGGCGGTCACAGAAGGCCACCTGAGCCTCCCAGTGGGGCGGGCAGCTAGGCAGGCCCATCTGCGCCCGAACCTCGGCCTCACGGGCCGCGTATAGGCTTCGTAGCTCTTCGCTCCACTGCTGCTTTTCGGGGGATGGGATGTCACCCATCTGAGCTTCCTGCTCATCGTGGCTGGCGGCGTATTCCACCGCTGCCTTTGGCGCGTCCGGCCAGAATGATGTCAGCAACTCAACCACTCTGAACTGGTGGCGGTATACGGTATCGCCGCTATTCCGCAGCTTGCTATGTGGGCTGCTGTGCCACCGATTTACATCGTGGGTCATTTCTCTTCCTCCGCATAGGCGTCCACAACAAAGGCGGCGATCCATTCGCAAACATTCATGCCGGCAGGGCAATCATCAATCAGCTTACGCAGGATGCGTTCCGACCCAAGCGCGTTAAAGAAGTCGGACGACTGCCCCCACACCAGCTTGGCGTGGCGCATCTCTACTTTGGCAACATACGGCAGATTCACTTGTCTGCGGCGCAGAACGCTTGTGTCGCGCCCCTTTGGATTTTCTCGCAGCGACTTCACATGATGGTGGACGGCGTGGGTTGTCAGGCCCATCGCCCCTGCCACTTCCCTGACGCTCATTCCCTGCGCCATTAGCTCGTAGACTTGATCGCGCTTCACTGCCGCACCCCCGGATAAACCGTGACAAACCCATCCTCCTCAATGTCAATCGGCCAGTCAGCCGGCCTGTAGCCATCGAGGTAGGCTTGGATCAGCCGCACCATGCGCGGCGCTGGCTGACGGGCTGTTGAGTTGTGCGGAGCCATCTCCATCCTCCGTGTGGTTGTCGGATCGGTGTCCAACATATCCGCGAACTCTGACAGCGACAGGCCCAATGCCTGCCGCGCCAGTTTGATGTCTCTATAGTCCATAATTTTCGTCCTCTATGACTTCTTTGATTTTGCGCTCGCATCTGGCGATGGCCTCACCCGCCAGAGCAAGGTCCGTTGACACCCACGAGGGCCGGACGCCATGCCCGTAGTCGCGGATTAGACCGTCGATTTCGCGTTGCTTGCTGTGGATGTACGCCTGAAGCCCAGCGATGTGGTCTGCCTTTGCTTTATTCATTGGCTTGAGCGTCATATTCCAATTCCTCCATATGCTCTGATTGCAGCGCTTCAATGGCGTCCCGCAGGCTATCTATATTCGCGCCCGAATTGACTAAGGCAAGTTCGTATCTCCGCACAAATGCCGCGAGCGCATCAGCGGCTTCCTTGCGAAAACTGGCCATATGGCTGTCGTCATCTATATCGAAGTAAACATAACCACCGCCGCTCTTGCGCTGCGAGATTGGCGAAATCATAAGCGGTGCTTGCACTGTGAAGGCCATTTTCGATGCGGGTTGCACCTCAATACTCTTCACAACAAATCGCAAGCCACTGGCCCATTCTCTAGCCATGTGTTCGCGGTGCTTGTGAGCGGCTTCCTCGTCGCTGATCGAAAAGAATACAGCGTAGGCTGGATGTTCTGGCTGACCACTCAGCCATGAAACAAACTCGCCAGGCACATACATATTTCTACCAGTAGCAGCCATATAGCCGTCAATGATCTGCTGTTTCATTTTCTTCGTGAAGTTCATGTGATTCTCCATTTGTCCTGTGACCGCCTAGCCCCGCCACGCCGAGCCTTGCCTTGCCCAGCCGCGCCGTGACCGCCTTGCCTTGCCCAGCCGTGCCTAACCCAGCCCAAGCGCGCCCCGACCGCCTTGCCCAGCCGTGCCGTGCCAAGCCTAGCCCCGACGTACCCAGCCGGACCTTGACCGCCTTGCCTGACCTGTCCTAACCCAGTCACACCCAGCCTTGACCGCCTGGCCTGACCCAGCCGCGCCTCGCCCAGCCCAGCCTCGCCGCGACCGCCAAGCCCCCGCCCGAAGGCGAGGGCAAACTCATTAGCTTGCGCGGAGCAGGCGTTCTTCAGTCATAAACGCCATCAGTTCAGCAGTTTCTTCATCTGCTGGCCGTGGGTTGTGCATTGCGGCCATCTGAACCATCCGGCCTTGCCGCTTGATTTCAGCGATCCGTTCATCGCTGCCATCTGGCGACACGGTAAAGGTGCCAAAACCGCCGCGCCCTTTCTCCTGCCGGAAATCGCCAATCCCAACAATGGCACCAGCATTTGCCAGCAGCGATACAATCCCGTGCAGCGAGAAGTTTGGCGTCATAAAGCGGATCGTCACTTCGGCACACCACTCTGGCAAAAACGCGCGAGTGCGAACATCCGGCGTCCGATTCATGTCGGCAGATCGAACGATGTCCATCTTGAGCAATGGTTCGCCCCACACATGAACCTTCTCTTGCGGCAGGAAGATCAGGCGCTGAACCTCGGTCTTCTTAATGCCGGCAGTTTCCAGCGCAGCAGTAGCCATAGCTTGCTTGATGCCCGCCGCAGGAAAGGCGAGAAGCGTGTCACCCGCTGGCAGCTTATAGATGCTGTCGCGGAACTCCTGCTCCGGGTTGTGCTTCAGTTCGCGGCGCTCTGCCGCAGTCTTCTTCCCGCCGCCAACGAGAAGGGTGCGCTGGGCCTTTGCCGACATCGCATTGAAGTAAAGCGGCGTGTTGCCGATGATGGTGAGTTTGGCCTCGCTCTGAGTGAGCGGGGTGATTTGGATAGTCTCGATTTTCTGAGTTGCCATTTTATTTCTCCATGTTTGAGCGGAACATCGTGTCCCGATAACCAAGACATAAGGGCAGCGGCCCTAACCCGTCAATACACAAAATACACCTTGCCTACATTTTTTTTCCACCTATACTCCACCGCACTGAAGAGGAGGCGTCAATGATGCGTGAAATAAGAATGAAGGTGCCAGAGGATGTGGCCGCAGCCGCAGAGGTAGCCGCAGAGCGCCTTGGGCTTACTGTGGCGGCTTACACTCGGATGGCCCTAATCAAGCAGATGGAAGAACACAGGATCCGCATATACCAGCCGAGGGCGGATTGATGACCAACGGAAGAGCCAAGGGCGCTACATGGGAGCGCAAGCTGGCCAAGATACTTGAGGCAGAATTGGGCGTCCGCTTTGAGCGGAACCTAGAGCAATATCGGACTGCCGCTGGCGGCGATCTGATTCCAGACAATGACGCATTCCCGTTCAGCATAGAAGCCAAGCACTATGCGAGCGGAACTGGCATGAAGCCAGAATGGTGGGCGCAGTCAGAGAAGGCCGCGCTGGCTATCGGAAAGATGCCCTGCGTCATTTACAAGTTCGACCGCCGTGAGCCGCGCTGCGTAGTTTCGCTGGAAGCTATCGCCAAGCTCTACGGCGACCAGGATGATGGCAGGTATTTGGTGGAATTTTCCATTGAGGGGTTCTGCTACTTGGCGCGGGAGTTGATGAACAAATGACCCAGCCAACCCCCATCCTGGTCGAGTTGACCGAGCCAGAAATGTATGTCGCAAGGCAGGGCGCCAACCTGAGATACCAGTTGGCCCGCCTTTCCGGCTTGGTCGCCAAGACCCGTGATGACAGGACGCCGCAGGAGCTAGAGTATCTCGGCGTCTGCGCGGAGATGGCCGTCTCGAAGATATTTCAAGTAGACTACGATCCGCGCCTTATGGGCTTCGATGCTGGCGTTGACATCTGGCTTGGCAACATCGGTATTGACGTGAAGGCGACCTTCCATCAGCATGGGAAGCTCTTATTCCTAGATGCGGATGCGTTTAAGGCGCCTGTGGCTGTGCTGGTGACTGCTACCGACCAGCTCAATGTGTTGCGGGTCGTCGGTTGCATCTCAAAGAAGGTGTACCTTGAGCGCTGCGTTGAGTTCGACATTGGCAAGGGCAAGTCCTTATCGGTGAGCCAAGATGAATTGTCTGACTTGAGCCAGCTTTGGTCCGCATCAGTCAAGGACAGGTTGAATGTGCAAAAGGGAGGTCTAAATGATCCGCGCTGATCTAACAAACGAACAGTATCACGCCAGCGATGCCATATCTTCGTCTGACGTGAAGGCCGTCATTACATCGAGTATCTTCCACTGGAAGAACAAGAAGTTCAAAGAGACGGCCTCAATGGCGCTCGGCTCTGCTGTGCATGACATGGTTCTGGAGGGCGGCAAGTCCGTCATCTGCGGGCCTGAGACGCGCCGTGGTAATGCTTGGAAGGACGCCGAGGACGAAGCCAAGGCATTGGGCAAGCTGCTGCTGCCAGAGGGCGAATACATGGCCGCTCTGGAGATTGCAGATGCTGTCAGGGCCGACCCGACCTGCCGGTCGTTCCTTGACTCGAAAGACACCAAGATAGAGCATTCGTTGTTTGCGGTTTGCCCCGAGACAGACCTGAAGCTGCGGTGCCGGCCAGATATTTACAGCCCAGAGAAGGCTGCGATGGCCGACCTAAAGACCACCGTTGACGCATCGCCTTCTGGCTTCAACCGGCAAATCTACAATTACCGCTATGACGTGCAGGCGGCTTTCTACATTTATGTGTCCGAGCTATGCGGCTGGGAGGTCAGGAACTTCGGCTTCATGGCTGTGGAGAATGGCGCACCTTACGCCGCCCATATGCACGTTATGTCGAGCGAGGCGCTGGAACTGGCGCAGATTGACATGATGCGTGGCTTGCGTCAGATCGCTGAAGCCGAAACGCACAACAAATTCGAGACTGGATGGGGTTCGATCACAATGGTCTACCCGCCATCCTGGCTCAAGTCCGAGTGAGGCGGAACCTCACACAACTACGCCAAAAGGAGTAAACCAATGGCAAACCCAGACTTCAAGAAAATCGTAATCCGCAACGCCCTGCTCGCATGGCCAAAGCTGGATCAACCATACCGCTACAACAGCCAAGAAAAGCGGTCTGAGCCATGCTCTGCAAGCGCCCAGGGCGCCGCATACTCGGTCGGCCTTCAGCTATCCGTTGAGGATGCCAAAGCCGTCCACGCTGATCTTGTAGCCCACTACAAGGACTGCCAGAGCCGCAATAGCCGCCTTGCACAGTTCAGCAAGGTCTTCGGCATGAAGAAGGGCGATGATGGCATCGTGACATTCACCGCCAAGAAGCGGGCAATGTCCGCGAAAGGTGAAATCAATCAGCCACCACTGCTCGTCGATGGCAACAAGCAGGCGCTGGAAGACCGAAAGCTATACTCGGGCAGCGTCGGCCATGCTGTCGTCATCGCCTACCCAGTCACAGATCCTGACGGCAACGGCGGCATTTCGCTGCTGCTTGACAAGATGCAGGTGACTAAGGCTGTCTATGGTCAGGACGACAACGATTTCGTGATTGAGGGCTTTGAGGTCGAGAATAAGACCGCCGCCGCAAAGCCAGCCGCTGACCCGTTCGGGGATGATGACCCGTTCGGACTGCCTCCGGTGAAGGAGAAGCCCAAGGCATCCACATTCGATCTGGATGACGAAATCCCGTTCTAATGAAAAAAGGCCCGCTTCCGGGGAGATACGGGAGCGGGCCAGTATTGGCAAACAGGACATCGAGGCGGTTTGAGGACTAGCCCAACATCACGGGGAGATTACCACATATGGGCGCAGATAGTAAATACCCAACAATATATTGGGGCGACTATTCAGCGAATGTGATCGCGCAATACAATCTAAAGCGCATTGGCAAAGAGTTTCACGGCGCCTGCCCGAATTGCGGCGGCAAGGATCGCTTCTGGATCGCGCCAAAAGATAATGGCGAGCTTGGCGCACATTGCCGCCAGTGCGGCGATTTTCCGGCAATAATGGATGCGATGCGGCGTGATCGCGTCATTCCAGAGGCATCGGAGCGCGAGGCGACATATACGAGGACAGACAGCTTGCATGACTTCAAGATTGAATACAGCGACTATCCGAGCCGCAAGGGCGTGACACCGCTCGGCGCCAAGCTCGATCAGGACGGCATCCTGTATATACCCATGTATAACCTGCAAGACGGCAAGCTGGTTCGCACTGGGATGCAGACCATCGACAAGGACGGCGACAAGAAGTTCGCGTCTGGAAGCACCACCAGCGAGGCTTTCTGCGTCCTTGGGGGCGAAGTCAAAGGCACCGTGTATCTGGCAGAGGGCTGGGCGACATCGGCTTCTGTGGCCATTTCTACGGGGCGTCCGTGCGTCTGCGCCTTCTCGGCCAGTAACCTGCCCAAAGTGGCGCGTATTTTAACAGAACATAAGCCTGATGTGAAGTTTGTTGTCGCGGCAGATAATGACGACCCCGGCATCAAGGCGGCGCGGGATACTGGCTTACCTTACCGTGCGCCTCGCAAGGCTGGGGCTGACTGGAATGATGTCATGCTGGCTGAGGGGCAGGCTTCTGTCGCCAAGCAGCTATCCAAAGTGCGCGTCAAGAAGGAACTGTTCGTGCCGATTGGCAGCATTGACTTCAAGGCGCCAGAATGGCTCGTGGAGGGGCTGCTAGAGAAGCAGACGTTCGCGGTGTGCTTTGGTTCGCCGGGCGCTGGTAAGACCTTCCTAGCCCTCGATATGGCCATGTGCGTGGCCACAGGGCATGACTTCCACGGAAAGCAGGTCGCGCAAGGGCCGGTATTCTATCTGGCGGGTGAGGGCCACAGCGGCTTCGCTCGGCGGGCGGCAGCTTGGAAGGACGGCAAAATAGATAGTTTTGCTGGGGTGCCATTTTTCAAGTCCAGCCGTGGCATCATCATCACAGACGAAGCCAGCGTCGAGGAAATGCGGGACACCATCGACCGAATGGTGGATGAATATGGTGAGCCAGCGCTGATTGTTATTGACACGCTGGCAAGGGCTATGGGCGCGGCTGACGAGAATAGCACCAAGGAGATGGGCGGTGCGATCCGTGTGATCGACGAAATCCGAGAGGATTACGACTGCACCATTCTGGCGGTCCACCACACTGGACATGGCAATCAGGAGCGGGCGCGTGGCTCGTCGGCATTGCTAGGCGCAGTTGACTGCGAGTTTCGCGTGGAGAAGGTCAGCGTGGAGGGCAAGCCAATTGAACTGCACGTCACATGGACCAAGATGAAGGACGCAGAGACGCCGCCTGTGATGGCATTCACACACGACGAGGTGAAGCTGATCGGGGCTGACCTTGAGGAGTCAACGAGCGTCAAGCTGCGGGAGATTGATGTTATCAATCGCAAGTCCGGTGGCGCCAAGCTGACCGACTATGAGGTCATCTTTATGATGGCGTTCGACGAGGTTCGGGCGGGTCGAGATGCCGTCGATCAGGAGGTTTGCCGGGACACTTTCTACTCAAAGTTGACAGACACCAGCAATGATGCACGTCGCAAAGTATTCAGCCGTGCGAGTGCTGGCCTTGTCCGCAAGGGGCTAATAAATGTAGACAATTCAATCATTTATGACAAGCGGGACAGCGGGACATAGGCGGGACAGTCCCGGGACAGTCCCGGGGTCAGTAGCGGGACGGGACGGGACACACCCCTATAGGGGTGTCCCGGTGTCCCGCCTGACGTATGACCCGACCCACACGGAGGATTAGATGACGCTGGAAGAGAAGTTGAAGAAGGTTGAGACGCTGGAGGAGTTAGAGGGTTTTGCCAATCGGCGGCGGTATCTTCCGACATTGCCGCGCTGGACAGACGAGGAGCGTGGCCTGATACTACAGAGGAAGTATGAGCTAGAGAAGTTGGCGGCTCGCCGCAAATAATGTAGGATGGCGGCATGGACGAAGATGATGTTGATGAGACGATGGACGAGGCCGACCTCCTGCTGGAGTATATCGGCGAAAGGCTGGACGAGGGGCATACCGACATCGCCACCATGCTGGTCGCTCTAACGATGGTCCTAACGAGCGTCATCGAGGCCATGAAGGACGGCAGCAGGACGCTGCACTGAACTTTTTCCACGCAGGGTGGTGAACTTTTTCCACGCAGGGGTGACTAAATTATGCGGGCTACGGTTACTGGAAGCGCCAGGGTGATAAGCAACAAGTTGCAGCGGGCCATCCACAAGCAGATTCCGTTTGCCGCCAGCCAGGCGCTGAATGACGTTGGCAAGTTGCTCCTGATCGTGAACAAGCAGAATATGCGTAAGACATTCGACAAGCCTGTGCCTTACACCATGAACGCTTTTTATGTGAAGCCAGCCAACAAGGCCCGGCTCTCAATGTCTGTGCTTAGGAAAGAGAAGCCCGCAGGCAAGCACTATCTTGAGGCGCAGAAGTCAGGTGGAATCCGCCCGCGCAAAGCCATCGAGACTATGATGATGTATAATCTTCCATATGCCGGCATCATAAACACTGTCATGCCGACGAGGCATAGCACTATGGCAAGTGGCGCCATCAGCACTGCGCGTGTGATGGAGGCAATAGCTGGTGTTGGCGGGACAATGCCGAACAGGCCCAGCACAAGAGTCGCCAGCCAGTTTGAACGGGCTGAAGCGAAGTTCGCGGCTAAAGGATCGCCATACTATCTTGTTGAGCCGCGAGACGGGAAGGTCGGCGGTATCAACAAGAAGGTTGGGAAGAGGAAAGTTGTCCGAGTATTCCAGTTTCTCGATCATGGTGTTTCATATAGACCAATCTATAAGTTTGAAGAGCCATTGCGCCGCAATGCCATGTCATTCTTCCCTGGCAGGATGAAGTTCCGGCTTAAAGAAGCATACAAGACCATGCGGCTCTGAACTTTTTCCACGCAGGGTGGTGAACTTTTTCCACGCAGGGTGCTGAACTTTTTCCACGCAGGGTGGTGAACTTTTTCCACGCAGGGTGCTGAACTTTTTCCACGCAGGGTGCTGAACTTTTTCCACGGAGGGGGGTGAACTTTTTCCACGGAGGGGGTTCATTTTTTTCTCATGCCGGCATTGAAATATTTTTGATATGCCCATATCCCAATATGTCCATATGTGAATATGCAGATGTTTTAATGCTGCATCGCAGAAATGGGCTATTCTGCAACGCGGCGTAAAGCCGTGATTTTTTTGCGTTTTCTTGCGTTTTCTTGTTGCGTTGTAGGGCGGTTGCCCTATTCTATCTCTATCGGGGCATGGCGCTCTGGCATGAAAGGAAAGCAAAATGGTCAAAGAATATATCTCAATTTTGGGAGTGGTCGCGCTACTATATGGCGCGGCTTGGGCAATGCCGCGCGTTGATCTATGGATGAACGATTGCGGCGCGGGCGTTATGGTCAAAGGATATGGCGGCTATTGGTACCAATCAAAAGAGGAGTGCGGGGAATGAAACTATGGAAAGTTGTGTTCAACATGGTTGGATATGAATTCGAAGAAATATTCGACGATTATCAGGACGCCAAAAATTTTGCCAAAGATCGAGTCGCCGTAGGCTTTCAATGTATCATCATTCCAATTGAATGAAGGTCGTGGCAAAATAAACGCCAAATTAGGGGCAATGCGCCCCGCCTATATAAGGAAGCAAAAATGCAATACACCGATTTCAACAAATTCAACGCCGCGCTAACGTCCGGAAAAATTCCTGGCGTTATTCTATGGCGCGGCGCAAGCGCAATTGACGGGGCGGAAATTGTACTGGTAGCAAATCGATTTGCCGACGATAGCGGCAACGAAAAGACCGGGGCAATGGTGCAAACTTGGATCTTGCCCGATCCGCTTGCCGCCGGGATTGACGTTAACGGAAATCGCCCAGCAAAAATAGTTGAATGGCTCAAATCAACCGGCGCTAAATCGATTTGCGGGGATTGCCCGCACGCATGGCAATTTAACGCCGCATCGGGGCAATATGAAAAAGGCAGCTGTTACGTTCGCGAGTATCAAGCCCCAGCGGCAACGCTAGGCGGCGTTTATCGCGGCGCATATCCCGTCGCGGGAATTGATTTTCCGGCAGCATGGATTGCCCGCCTAGGCGCGGGGCGCAATATTCGCGCCGGATCGTATGGTGATCCTGCGGCTTGCCCGCCGGAAATTTGGGCGGCGTTTTTGTCTCTTGCCGCTGGACGTACGGGATATAGCCACGGATGGAAGAGCGCTTTCCACGGGTTTAAGCGCAACGCGCATCGAATGCGTGACCTTGTTATGGCGTCCTGCGACAACGCCGCTGACCTAGGCGCGGCGCGTGACGCGGGTTTTCGGGCCTTCTATGTTGTGCCGCATGGGGCGGTCAAATCGCGGGCGGATGTAAAGGCGGGGGCTGTTGTATCGGGCGCAATGCTATGCCCGGCGTCCGGTGATTTCGAAAAATTTACGGGGCGGAAAACATCATGTATCGATTGCGGCGCTTGTTCCGGCGCGGGCGGCAAGGGGCAGCGGATGCCCGACGTGATCATTCCAGATCACGGAACAAAAAAACGCGGCAACGCCGCAAAGCTTGCCGCGCAATGCCCGGCAGCTGCTAAAATGCTCGAGCGCATGGGGGCTTAAGAATGGACATAATATCGCAAACCCTGGCAAACGATAAAGATGCCGCGCTTGCGCTTGCTTTAGCGCTTGCCATTACCGCATCGGATGAAATCAAAGCCGCGCAATGCATCGAGATAGCAGAAACCATTGCCAATAGCGGCATGACACTGACGCGCGTTCTAGCGGCAAAAGAGCGGGCGCAAAAGATAGTTGAAGGGGGCTTTCCAAATGTCTGAGACACAAATCCGCGTGATAGCGCTTTGCATCATGCTTTTCCTAATGGCAACGCTATAACATAAAAGCCCCGCCCCGCGCGGGGCTTTTCTTTTGCCCTATGCCCGCCCCGCCCCGCGCGGGGTTTTCTTTTGCTTGCCGCGCGGCACTCGATTTTCAGGCCAATGGGAAACGGCCGCGCCCGCCATACATCTCAATACATGGATATGTATATATCAATATATTAGGTTCTTTTGATGGATTTGCCCCGCAGGTAGTTCGCGC